CTCGGCACAGGCCGCCAGCGCGGCCCTCGCGGGCGTACAAGCCATCGTCGCCGGGAATGAGGCATACACAAAGGCCGAGAGCGACGCCTATTTTATGGACGTGCGGCGCTCTCTTGCTCTGTATATCGCCGCTACGAAAAACGTGCTTGCAGATCAGAACGACGTTGCGCCGCTGTGCGAGAACTTTTTCGCGGCCCTGCATGACGGCAAGGTCTACGGCGTGGAGTTTTACAAGCACAGCACGAGCCCGGCGTCGGCAGGGTGGAAAACGCGCGACAACGCCGCTCTCGTGTGCGAGCCGAGCACCAACAGCAAGGCGGGCCGCGACGACTATGTCAAGCGGGCTTTGTTCTGCCCGTTCAATGTCGATTATACCATCGACGCGGCGACCCTCGAGCCGAAAATCTCGGCAATCGAGGGCGTGTTCGGAACCTATAACGCCAAAGCCCCGGCGGGCTTGATCGGCGTCATGCAGCAAGGCGGGTGGGTGCGCTACTACGACGCGGGCTCGTCTTTCGGCTACGAGTACGCCGACGAGCGCGTTTCGTCCGAGTTCTACCCGCTCGAGGCGACCGTCAAGGCGAGCGACAATTCGGTTCGGTCATTTATGATTCACGCGAAATACGCCGCGGGCTACGGCGCAGACGGCAAGCTCGGCTCGCTCTCGGGCGCCGCGTGTGCTATCCGCACGATCTCGCACAATAGTCAAATTTCTATGTGGAAACAGCGCGGGGCGCAGTATTGCGGAAAGAGCTACGCCGACGGCGGCTTTGTCGATCTCATGTTCTGGCTCAAGTACGGCGATAAGGCCAACGCGAGCAAAATGCAGGGGTGCAGGAGCTACGCCTATACCTACGCGATCACGGTCGCACAGACCGACGCAAAGAGCGTGATTCTCAAGAAAACAGACGCCGCGAACCTCGTCGTCGGCAGTGCGATCGACGTCGGCGACGGCAGTGACCGACAGAACGCCTCGAGTTACGCCGTCGCCTCGTCTGCCGTTATCCTCTCGATTGAGGCATACGACGACAACAACAGCCGCGTGAACCTCGATCTCGCCGCGGGCATTACCACGACCACAAGCAACAAAATCAATACGATTGCGTGGCGCTCGGGCTCGTGCGACAACGTCCTCGGCGTGGACGGCTCGCCGACCAACTGCACGAGCGGCAAAGAGCCGTTTATTATTCAAGGAATCGAGTGCATGGTCGGCGCCTATGAGGTCTACGCCGACGCGATTTTTAAGCTCGAGAACGCCGACGGCGTATTTAAAATTACGCCGTGGATTTGCAAAAAGGCGAGCGAGATCACGAACAACGCAATCGGCTCGGCCTATAAGGCGCTTTCGTATAGTCTCACGCCGCCGACCTCGGCGGGGTGGCGCTATATCTCGAGCATGGGATTCGACCCGGCTCACCCGTGCGCCAACTTCCCGGACGGCCTCGACGCGAACTCTAATACGGGCTACCGCGCGGGCTTTTATTCGGAGAACGCGACGAACGCCTTGCGAGAATGGCGGGCCGTCGGCCACCTCAGGTCCGGCACGTCTGCCGCTCTCGGGTGCGCTCTCTCGAACAACGGCCTCGGCGGCGCGTGGTGGGACATCTCGGGCCGCGCTTGTGGCACGGCCGGGAACAGGGGTGAATTTGCGGCCTAACGCCGCAAAGAGGGGGCCCGGCCCCCTCATGAGCCTATAAGCAAAAATCAAAATAGGGATATGTCGCCAGCGTCCGCGGTTTTCTTTCTCTGCCCGGCAGGCCGTCGGCAACCTCAGGAACGGCACGAATGCCGCTCTCGGGTGCGCTAACTCGAACAACGGCCTCGGCAACGCGAGGTGGAACATCTCGGGCCGCGTTTTTGGTGAACAAAGTATTTATACCTTGCGGCATATTCCTCGGGAATACCCGAAAATTGAGTTGAAACCGGCACGGCCCCGCGTGGGCCGGGGCGAGGCCGTGGGCCTCGTTCGTTGTTAGTAGTAAAGGCGGCGACGCCTAACCGAACGCTACTGCGCTCACCAAAAGACTTTTTTACAGGCGAATGAAAACATATTGCAAAGACATTGACATAACAGACCCGGAACAGATCGAGCCGTTCGTCGCCTTATGTTTTGCGGGCAAGACGGGCCGCCGCAACTTCCAACGCCTCGCCATGAGGTACAGCAACCTCACGCAAGGCCAGATCGACGAGGCGGTCAGAAAGCACGACAACGGGGCGTTTGCCCCGGCGATCAAGGGCGTCGCCGTCGAGATCGCGGCCAGAATCCGCCGCCGCTCGCTCGACCTACTGCCGATACGCTACTACGAGCGGGCAGACGAGAGCAACGGGAAAATTCGTCTCATAGGCGTCGAGAGTACGTTGCAACAGTGCATGGACTACGTCGCCGTTTGGGCGCTCATGCCTCTATTTCGGGCAAAAATAGGGCGCTATCAATGCGCGAGTATACCGGGCCGCGGTCAAGTGGACGGAAAGCGAGCTATTGAGAGATTTATTCGGCGAAAAGACCCGCACGGAACAAAAAGCAAGTATTTCGTAAAGATGGACGTTCGGCATTGCTACCAGAATCTAACGCGGCGGGCCGTAATGCGCCGCCTACGGCGTGACGTTCACAAGAACACCGTTCTCTTATGGTTCGTTGACGCATTGCTTTCGACATTTCAGCACGGTTTTAGTATCGGCTCTTTTCTGTCACAATTTCTTTGTAATTATATGCTTTCCTACGCCTACCATTTCGCAACCGAGCAACTATATAAAATACGCAAGCGCAGGACAGGCAGGGCGGCGCGGGTGCGCCTCGTGGGCTTTGTATTGTTCTACATGGACGATATACTATTCATCGGCGCAGCTTTCAAGGACGTCAAGAAAGCCGCCCGTCTGTTCTGTGCATATCTGCGCGACGAGCTCGGCCTCGAAATAAAACCTATATGGCACGTCAAGGCCCTCGCAAAAGAACCTATCGACATTATGGGCTTTGTCATTCGGCGCGACCACACAACCGTGAGGGCGCGTATTTTTGTACGCGCACGGCGGCAATTCTTGCGGGCGTGGGCGTATTTAGAGGCGGGCGGCTATATCACGATCAAGGCGGCCCGCCGCATTATCAGCTATCGCGGCTACTTCTCACACACGGACAGCGTCGAGATCAGTGCGAAATTGCACATCGTCGAAGTATCACGGGCCGCGAGTAACGTCATATCAGCCGCCGCACGAGCCGAGCTCGCCGCCGCAGCTTGAAAGGAGCGAAAACATGATCGAGAAACGTGTTCAGTACGCGACAGAGCCGCCCGAGGTTGAATTTTTCGAGTTGCCCGGGGGCCTCGCCGACGTCTGGATTGCTCGCAACGTCGAGAAGATCGAGGACGTCGCCGACAATGGCCCCGACCCAGCCGACGCCGTGCCGTGCGTCTACTACACGGCAGACGTCGCCTATATGCGGGCCGCGGTAACGCTTGAGGAAGTTACCGCGGACACAGACGCGGCCTATAAGCGGGCCGCCGCATGGGCGCCGGAGACAATTACACAGCCGACCACGCTCGAACGCATTGAGGCGCTCGAGGCGTTGGGGAACGATATTCTTGCGGTTATGTTTGGAGGTGAGTAAAATGTTCCGCTTTTTAAAAACACAGTACCGTTTGCAACAGACCGAGGAAAAGCGGGCCGCGTACAAAGAGAAATTGCGCTCGTACTGCCCTAAGATCATCACGCCCGAGCAGTACGAGGAAATCACGGGCGAGAAATTCGAGAACGATTCGGAGGTTTAACGCTATGAACATTTACGGCATCGACACAAACCATCATCACCCGATCACGAGCTGGGCCAGCGTCGCCGCGTGGCTGAAAAAAATGAACAACGGCGGCCCGGGCTTTGACATGGTACGCCTCGGCTATTCCTCGCGCAGCGGCGAGGGCGGGCTCATTCTGGACAATATCGCCCTCGCAAGCCTCAAAACGTGCAATCGGCTCGGAATCCCGGTCGGCGTGTATGTCTATTGCTACGACACTACGCCCGCAGCCGCCGAGAAAACCGCCCGCGACGTTATCGCCGCGATCAAGCCGTATAAAATCGAGTACCCCGTCGCCTACGATATGGAGTACGGCACGCACAACGGAAAGGCAACGGGCTACAAGTACAACAACAAGGCCAACGCCGCAAACAATACGGCCATCGTTGCCGCCGCGCTCAATACCATCGAGGCGGCGGGCTACTACGGTCAGATTTATTGCTCGCGCGACTTCTATCTCAACTACCTCGAACGGGCCAAACTGGCCGCCTATGACGTGTGGGAGGCCGCCTATACGTCTAAGGACACCGCCGCCGTCGTCAATGGGATTTGGCAGTACACGAGCAAGGGCAGCGTTCCCGGCATTACCGGGAATGTCGATCTCAACGTCGCATATAAGGACTACCCGGCGATCATCAAGGCGGCGGGCCTCAATGGCTTTACGGCCAGCAAGCCCACAACCGACACCGCCCCCGCGCTCAAGACCATCAAGGCCGGGCCCATGAGCGCGGGCGACTACAAGAAACACACCGCGGCGCTCGCAGCCGACGGCATTGCATGGGAGGATTGCTAAAATGAACGAGGCAAGAACTGCATACTATGGCGCGTTGACCGCGTTTTCTCTCGTCGGCACGGCTATCGCCGAGGCCCTCGGCGGCTGGGACGGGGCTCTCAAGGCTCTCGTCTGCATTATGGCCGTCGATTACATTACGGGTGTCGTCTGCGCCTTGATCTGGCACAAGAGCCCGAAAAGCGCCGACGGCACTTTCGAGAGCAAGGCCAGCATCAAGGGCCTGTTCAGAAAAGGCGCGATTTTGCTCGTCGTGCTGGTCGCCTACAAGGTGGACTTGCTCGCGGGCTCGGCGGGCGTTACGCGCACGGCGGTCATTCTCTTTTTCTGCGCAAATGACGGCATGAGTATCGTCGAAAATCTCGGCATTATGGGCGTTCCCATGCCCCCGGCACTGAAAAACGCTTTCGCCGTCTTGCGGCAGAAATCAGGCGGCGAGGAAACTGCCGCCGACGAAACTGAATAATAAGGCATAGAAAAAGCCCCTCACTCGTCTATTTCGACGGTGAGGGGCTTTTTTTAGTTGCCCGGCTCGCGGGCGACGACAACACCGAACACGCCATTGACAAATATAAATGACTGGTTCGTTTTTGTCAGTGTTTGGTGACCCGTGCGGGAATCGAACCCACGTTAACGGCGTGAGAGGCCGCTGTCTTAACCGCTTGACCAACGGGCCATAATAAAAAAGAGAAGCCGGCATCT